CGCAACAACTCAGGGTTATCACCGAACGTGGCATCCGTCGCCATAAACACATCGGGAGTTACACCATCTGTGTATTCGGTGCGGAGCCACTGAACGCGCTTCAGGTACAGGTCGATCATTGGCAGTGCGCGTTCCACTGCACTGTAACCATATGGAGTGAACGGACGGCGTGTGCGTGGCGCGTAGATGATGTCGTCTGCAGTGAACTCACCGTCAGCATCAGCGGATGCAGTGAACTCTCCACGCGGGAATCCCCACAGGATTTGCTGATACGCGGGATACGGCGGGAGAGGACGGGAACCACGGTCATCAAGGAGAGGCTTGATTGTTGCACCGTCAAGAATCTCTAGTGAGTGAAGGTTCTCTTCGTCCATCGTCTTGTTTGGGTAGATAGTGAGAGCGTCAATAACCAGCATCTCTTCAATCGCCATGCTCACCCACTCAGGGAAAGACAATCCATTAACGCGATCAGGCATTTGCCAGAAGTCTTTACAGCGAGTGATCTCAGGGAGTAACTCTTGTCGTGCTGCCTTTGCTGCTGCCGCGTGCCCCGTGCCACCAGACTCGGACATGATGCGTTCAGTTGCTTCACCTGAGAGGCTGATGTCCCAGTCCATGCCAGATATTGCAGCCTTATTGATCTCAATACATTTGCGCACGAGGTCAGCCATGTCAGCGATGTCACGCAACAATCGGAACGGGATAACGCGCTGCTCAGTTACCTGTAAGTTCCATGCGACGGGGAACTCGCTACGTCGTGGTGCGGTGCGTCCGTCATCACGGGCAGCGTTAATCAGTGCGGGAACGAGAGGACGACCAGGAGCGAACGGGACAATGTAATCGGCAGGGTTACGTTCCAACGGGGCAGCGAGCATCCCACTGTTCGGTGTCTGTACTGCGATCTGTGCTTCAGTCTGCGTGACCGCGCCTGCAGGAAGATTGAGCGCCTTCGCGACCCTGTCCTTGAATCCCATTTATCCTGCCTTCAGTGACGTTCCGCAGTTGCCGCACTCTTCGGAACCCTGGATGTTAGGGAACCCGCATCCACACAATATCGCAAGTGAACGCAAGTACGCTTCCGCTGATCCACCTGACATCAAATCCGTGAGTCCGTGTACCAGCGCGTCTAGTCTATCTGGTGATTTGGGATCGTCGGGAGTCCATGTCGTCATCTGTGTTTCCAGTGCTTCATGGATGCCAACGTGGTGGATGCGTCCCTGTTCGTACAGTGAACTGATCGGTTCTGCGCGGAGGCGCTTTCCTTTGGATGCACGGACTTCCCTGACGGGCAGCGTGCGTCTAACGGTACGGAGTGTTGCTGTAACCATATCTCCGCCTTGATTAACTTCCACGATGACGTTGTCGCACTGGTATCTGTCGAACGCTTGTACGACTGCTGTTGCCCATTCGTTAGGTGATCCGCGCATGGATAGGTCTGCTTCCACGTACCCGACTCCGTTACGGTCGCGTGATACCACGATGATACCTGTCTCATCACTCTCAATGTTGTTCGTTACGGCGGGGTCAATGGCGATTACGCGGCGCACGATGTTTTCGGGCAGTGCTGTTACACGGTCGCGTTCAATATCACTGAAGCGCCATAGTGCGCCTTCCGTATCTTCCAGTAGTTCCCCGTATAACTCTTGCCTGCCAAGGCGTGTTCCTTCGTAGCGTGAGCGAAACTCTGCGAGCGCGGATGGTGCGAGGTTCTTTGCGTTATCAAATGTTGATCCGCGTGTGACTACAACGGTTCCGTCTGCACGGTTCATCAATGATCGGAGCAACGGTTTCGGTCGTGGAGTTGTAGTCACCACAGTTTGCGGATGGTCACCTAGTCGTAGGCCGAATTGCAGTTGGTCCCACGTATCGGGGTAACGGAACGCTGCTAGTTCATCTACCCATGCGCCGTGATGTTGTGGTCCACGGAGTCGGTCAGGTTCATCGCCTGAGAACAGTTTGATGCGTGATCCGTTAGTGAGGCGTATCTCGCCTAGTGAACGGTTCCATCCCCTGCCTTCATCCAGAGCGTTGTAACGTCGGAGGATAGACAGCAATCCTGACTCTCCTTCCACGCAAGTATCGCGAGCATCAGCGTAGGTAGGAGCGACGACTGCCCATCGCGTTCTCCCATACACGCAAGCGTTATACGCAATCCATTCAGCGGCAGTTCGTGTCTTCCCTGCTCCGCGTCCAGCGACGTATAGCCATAAGGACCAATCACCCTTCGGCGGTAACTGTTCCGTCCTCGCTAACTCGTTCTGCCAGATTGCTCGCGCTCCCGCTATTCGTTTCAAGTATTGCGACGAGTCGCTGGACTTCCCTGTCAATGTCCGACCCGCCTTCGTATGTTGTTACTTCCTGCTTGATTGGTGCATCCAATCCCAGCAGACGCGCCCTACGCGCCATGATACGCAGGACAGACTCAATTGCACGGAGATCACCCTGTGCTGCTTGCGGCCAGACGAAACGCTGCAGTCTGTCCAGGCGGTCTGCTTCCAACTCCCGTAACTCTTCAGCGCCTGCCGTGTTCAAGGTGCGTTGCATGGCGCGGCGCATTGCGTGATACGCGCCTGAAGCGTTGGAGTATCCGACTTGCTGTGCAATGACATCGAATGTGAGTCCTGCTCTGCGTAACTCTAGGACTTGCCGTTCCTTGTCAATAACGGATAGATCGTTTTTACGGCTCATGTGTTTACTCCGATGTGTTTCATTAGCGTTACTGCTTGTAGTGCTGCGTTGTGATTGTTGAGGATTGTTTCCGCTGCGTCTGTATTGTTACTGATGTTTGTTTCTGTCAGTACGTTAGCGAGTTCTTCTGCACCTGTGACAGTCGCTGCTACAGCGGGTGCTATCTCATCTAGTGATGGATTGCCTGTGAGCCAGTCGTTATGGATGATCAGTGGTGTTCCTGCGTCGAAGGCTTCTAGGAATGAGTATTGCGTTCCCCCGCCGTCTCCCTTGATTACCGAGAGATCAATTACGTGCTTCGCCCTTGCCGCTAGTAGTGCCCCGTACCAGAGGCTACTCTTTGCAGGCCAGCCACCTTCATAGTTACGTTTCCAGTCTGCGTCTATTTCCGCGACCTTGTGGTGCGTGTAGAGCCTGTTCTCTGCGCCGTGGATGCGTATCTGTTTATCGGCGGGTAAGAGAGTGTTTGCCTCAACGATTACGTGCGTCTTCTTGTCCCAGTCAAGACGACTGTACGCTACTCCGTGCCATTTCCTGCGATACGACATGCTGTTATTACGTTTGTACGGGTGCAGGATTTCAGCAACGTCGTATTCCTGTAGGTGTTGAGCGTTCACTTTACGGTCGATGATGATCGGTTGCTTTGATTTAGATAACGCTTCACGCATTACGGGCGTTACTTCCGTAGGGTCGTGAATGATTATTGCTGCGTTGTTCTGCAGGAGAACACTTGCTTCTTCCGTATGCTTCGGTCCTACTGCGGCAAGGAATGTAGGCATCTGCCTAGTAACGTTGATTGCATCGGTGAGAGACAGGTTCTGGTAACTGAAGCCTCTGCCGAAATCTCTTGTGTTGCGTTCAGTCTTGTTGCCCACCTTGAACAGTAACGGCTTCATGCCTGCATCTAAGAATCCGTGCATCAGGTGAGCCGTAAACGTAGGCCAGCCACCAGCGGAAGGGTCTGCGAGTAGACCGATAGCAACCTTCATTGTTTATCGCTGAGTTCCGTGGATCGTTTGGCTGCACGCAACGGTTCATCTTCCGCGCACCCGCAAGCCTTGATACCTGACTTGGTATACCAAACCATTGTGTAACGGTAGGCATCTGTTCGCTCATTCACTAACGGGGTAACTCCGTGAAAGAGTTCCTGCCCATCAAACATCAGTACGGATGCGTCAGGGATTCCCAGCGTGATGTCGTACTCAGGTACATGCAATCCGCCGCCTCCCACGCGATTACGTAGGCAGAGCATCGCGGACATTGTTCCCTTGATGTTGTTACTGTCCCGATGGTAGGGAAGTGCTGCAGTGTTGTTAATGATTCCGCTAGTGAACGGAACTCCAGCAATCCACCAGTCAGGATGAATGCTTTCCTTGGCGAGTGCTTCGTGTTGCGCAGCCTGCAACGGCATGTACTCCTTCAGGAGTCGCCACCATTCGACCGTCATCTTTTCCAGCACTCTGTACGTATCAGGATGCTCACTGTTGAACGTGGCGTAGGAACATCCGTAACGTCTGCGCAATGGTGCAGGAGCAGATGAACCAAACGTGCGCGATTCATAACGCATCCCGTTAAGTCGGGCAGTCCCGACACTGTTCTTAACGGATTGCTTATCGTTCCACTCAGTGTTGAAACGTAACTGTCGCGACAACCAACGGCGGTCCTCTAAGAGAGCCTGATCCATTACATGCTGGACAAGGACAACTTCACCCGTATCCGCATCTCGTAGCGTCACGCTCTCGTTGATGCCTTCGAGGATGGGGGCCTGATGCTTCCTATCGTTCGGCTTCCACTCCTGACGCTGAGCAACTATCTCAATCATTAGCGGCGGATCGCACAAGTGCGGCGAACAGTTGCGAGTTCGTTTCCAGGTCACGCTGCTGTCGCAACTTGGCGAGTGTCGGCAGTAGGTCTTCGTATTCAGATACCTCGTACGGGAGAATGATGGACTTGATGCCACGCGCTTCGTAATCATCGAACCGTTCAGAAGCGGAAGGCGCATCAGACATCGTGCCGCTGTTACCTTCGATCTTGAAGATCAGATCTTCCAGGTCATCTATGTCGTAGCCAGTGCCAAGGAGTTCATCACTTGATTCTTCCAACCGTTGCAGAAGCGTGAGCAGTGCAGCCTCATCGTTAGTGGCAAGTTCGCTAGTCCTGTTATCGGCAAGCATGATGCGGATAGCAGCCTCATCATCAACATCAATGATGGTCGCAGTAATCTCTTTCCATCCCATTTCCACTGCAGCCTTGTAAGTATGGTTACCCGCAATGATGTGACGCGTGGACTTCTGGACAACGATGGGACGGTACTGACCGTTGGCATCAAGTGATTCCTTGATCGCCTTCGTGTCGCCTTTACGAACGTTGTAAGGATGCGGAGTCAGGTCAGTTACCTTCACGACCGTGTTCGTCAATTGCATTACAACTCCCGCCTAGAAGAATGATGCAGGGGAATCGGAAAGGGTAGTAACGTCATCCCCTGCATCGGATCAGAGTCTACACATTTCTGTGTAGGTGGTGACGAGGCGCGTCTTCCCAGATACCGCGCCCCGCCACCGCTATAAACGCAATGCCCTCTTTAGTGGCTTGCGTTATTTGTGTTTGTGAAGAGTAACCGCATGATTGGACTTCACGCTCACATTCTAATCATCCAGCGGGTGATCCGCCTGTGACACTGCGATCGGTGATTCCATCGTCTTCAGGTTGTCGTGCGTGCGCAACTGCTTCAGGCTTTCCACATCGCCACGAAGGAACAGTGACTTGCGACCCTTCTTGCCTGCAACGTTGATCTTCTTCTTGAAAACCATCTGCCGCAGATGATTGGCAGTAACGCCAAGTTCCTGCGCCGCAGATTTGGTATCAATCATTTCGTAGCCGTCGCTCACCAGCGACTCCCATCATCCGTAGTTGTTTGCTGCTGCTCAGGCTTCTTCTCTGACCTTGCCATGACAGCAACACCGTCAGCGTTAATCTCTGGAACAGTAACGGTTTCGTTTTCCTTGTTTACGAACGTGCTGAGGCTGAAGCGACCAGTCACAATAACCTTGTCACCCTTCTTCATTTGGTCGGCGGTCTTCTCGCCTTCCTTACCCCACTGAGTTACACGGAACCAGACCGTGTTCTCCTTGTCATCAATCCACTTGTCGCCTTCCTTCTTGCGTGGAGTTGATGCGACACTCATCGTGCAGATTGCTGTACCACTAGGCGCGAAACGAACTTCAGGGTCTCTACCCAGGAATCCGCCTACGACAGTGATTGTTGGCTCACCAGCCATGATCCGTCCCTCCGTCGTTGCGCACGTACTCACCATCTTCCGTCAGTCGCACGCTTGATCCGTCATCTAATGTTACAGGTACAGAAGCGGGATTGTCCCAGGAACTAACCATTAGTCCACGGCGTGTCGCTTCTTCAGGTTTCATGTGAACGCTTTCCGTTCCCATGTTGTGACAGTGGTGATGCAGTGCTACTAGATTCGTTACGTCGTTCTTCCCGCCGCGTGACTTCAACTTCCTGTGATGTAACGCGAAGTCCACCGACAACGGTATCCCGCACTTCTCGCAGTAACCGTTACATCTCTGTAGAACAACTTCACGGACGTTCACTGGAACCGCCTTCCGCGCTACGTATCGAAATGAATACACCAGGCTTAGCGCCGTAAACCTTTTCGGCGTACAGGGAAACAACTTGCGCATCATCCGCGTATGCAACACCAGTCAGCGCATCCATTACAGCCCTGACGTACTTGTCCAGGTCTGGCTTTACTGAAGGCAGTGATCGTTTCACCGTCTTAGGGCGAGCAACAACAAACACCATCCCGATAGCGACAGCACTATCCAGTTCAGTCAATGCGATCTTTGCTTCCGTGGCTATGGATGAACGCCAATCCATGAGGCGCTTGCTTTTCTGGTGAACGATCCGCCCATTGAATACGCTCATAGAACCCTGTGACACTGGATCTCCAGGGACAAAGAAACTCATGTGCTAACTGTAACGGGTTTCGCTTTCCTTTTCCGCAATGCAACCTGAGCAATCCTCTGACCACCATGTATCGTGTCGGCAGCGCGTCCCAACATCGGCAAGGTTCTTCCTGTACTTCCATGAATCATTCATAATGATTCCTCCCGCTTGCGATTATCTCTGCTCGTGTGAGTCCCGTAACGTACGGCGATACGGTATCCGTTATCAAGGGAAGTGTGTCCACGCGATACTTGTGAATCTTCTGCACGATCTCTTCCCGCGTTTCAGTGCGCGCTTGCCTGATCACTTCGCAAACCGTGCATATCTGCGCGGATATCGTTTCCTTGTAGAGCGACGGACAGAGCGTGTCGTGTTCCTTCATACCGTTACTCCTCACAAGTTGATATGTTCATTAGGAGTTGTTGAATGGGTATCAACCTTGGAAAGAGCGTCGCTCATGTCTTGCCCCTGTTCCTGATACGTGCCATGTCGTGATCCTGCCGCATTCCCAACGGCGGTATCTCATCCAGCACAGTTGCCAACGATGCACGGCAGACGCGGCAAGGCGCTGTCGTTTGACTGTCAATGTCAATCCATCCCTTGAAGCACGCTCCACTGTGCGTACACATACATCCGACTTGCTTACAGTGACGTTCTGACACTTCGGCAGCATCCGTCATCTGTAACTCAGTGCGGAAGCGGCGATGGTCTGACCATGCCTTGACGAAAGTGTTGGGAGTGATCAGGACATCAACGATGGAGTAATGCTTCTTGGCAACCTTCTGAGCGAAGTTGAAAGGCATCTCCCGTGCTGATTCATTGAACACATCCGCCCACGCTTGGACCTTGATCTCATTGGGACTGATGCGCCCATCCAGTTCATTGCAGTAGATGAGTAACGCAAGTGTGTCTTGCTCGTTCATTGGCCTAGTTCCCGTCGCTCGTTAAGTTGATTGTAAAGGTTCTGGTAACTGTCCATCCGCTTCTGCCCACCAGTGGCGGGTCGCGTCTTCCCTGGCAGCGGGTCGTCTGACCAGCGTTCAGCGTTGAGCCATGTGGCGGCGTGTGCCGTGAACTGAGGCTCCCGATTGGGGTCGTCGCGGTAACGGGCAGCACCAGCCAATACGTCCTCTGGCGAGGCTGACAGGACCGCCTTGGACCATGCCTTGTACGCGGCAGCCTTGGCAGCGCGTCGGGGGTAGACCTCCCAGAAGTCATCGAAGGAAGTCCCAGGGATACGCCTAACAGCCGTTTGCCCCTCTCCTGATGCCAGCGGCGAGGGAATCAGGACCAGCGCCTGAGGCTCGCCGACAGCGCCAGCGTCGGGGTACTGCTCTTGATGTTGTTCTTCTAGATTGTGTTCTGAAGAATTGTCTTCTAATGACCGACCAGTTTCCTGACGGGCAGGTTCCCTGTCGGGCAGGTTTCCTGTCGGGCAGGAAATCGACACTTCTGGCGTATGCCGCCACACGACGACAGTACGGATTTCCACACCGATGCGCTCATACGTCACAGTGCGGTATCCATATCTATTCAACTCTTCTAACGCAGATTGCACAGCAGCGCGACCATCGCTATTTGACTGCGCTTCAAGCCAACGTCTTGTAGCAATCCACTCACCACTGTGCGACAGCACCATCGCAAGAAGGCCACGAGCCTTGTAAGACAGACGACTATCACGGAGCGCCTCATTTGCTATCTGTGCAAACGGCGCGCTAGGGACTCTCTGAACAGACATCTCTACCCTTTCGTTAGTGACTAATTGATCTTGACCCAAACGCCAATGACAGCGCCGTTACTCTTCTCGTTACGAGACGGCACGAAATCGACGCTCTTGATTCTGCTATGAAACTTCAGCGACTTGATGAAAGCGCCGACAGCGTTATTACGGTTCATTCCCTGTTCACCAGCGGGGAACCCTACATCTTGAGTGATGTCCTCCGAAGTGAAACGGTGACCGACACGCAAACCAGCAAACCACGTATCCGCCTTAATCCTCCAATCAGCAGCGAAGTCAAGAGCCGCTTTCATTGGATCGGGAAGCGCGGAATGTATACACGTAGGACATCCCTCTCCAGTGCAGGCGTGAATCGGTTTAGGGGTTTCTATATCGAACAATCCCCAGTCGCTCACGGCGCACCAGCGCAACCGACACGCGCTGACTTGTCGTAGTACGAGCAGTAGTCCCTACAGAAGTAACGCGCATTGCGTTCCCCGACAGGAGGCTCCTTCATCTCCCGCACTTCCTCCAGCCACATCACACCTTCCAGCGCGAGTGCTTCGTCATACGCTTCTGAATGCACTTGCACATCCGTCTCGTTACCGTCACGGCAGATGCACACGAGCGTTACAGCGTTCACTCCGTAACCGTTACGGCTGAGCAAGTATCCGTACAGTTGCACTTGCATCCGTTGCTGATCGCTAGGGAACCGTGACTTGTTCTTCTTCGTCGTGGTCTTCCAGTCAATCACTTCCAGGTCCACAGTGTCGTAACAATCAACATGACCCATCAGACCGTTCCACTCAACTTCCAGTTCAGTCTGGTAACGGAACGGATCAATCCTGTTGAGTCGGCGCTCATACGCATCATGCAGATCAGTTCCCAGTTGGGAAGCCATACGCAACGTCTCAGGATTGGTCTTAGGAACGTTGTTGATCTGGCTCCACACCTGACGAGCGCATCCCTTAATCTGTGACGGACCGATAGTCGTCTGCTTGCCGCGTGCAGACTCACCGCCCATCAACACTTTCATAATCGTTTCCTTGTTCATGTCTACCCTTCCATCGACTTGCGAACGCTAGAGCCGATCGACCTAGCGATGTCTACCTGTGTACGGATACGTGCAGCATTAGCACGTTCAGCCTTAACGATTGCTTCTGTCGTGGACAGTGCGATCAGTTGCTCCTGACAGCGGAGCAGCGTCTCGTCATCCACTTCACCTACAGTTACCTTGCGCCCTGACTCCAGAGCCGTACTGCGTATCTTCATGCGCCACTTGGCAGACTCAATCTCGTAGTTAGTCTTGGCTGCCATGTAACGATGTTCGGCTAAAGACAACGCTTCATGTGATGAATCTAGTTCCTGACTGAGAGTGAACAACCTACGTTCAACTTGTGCAGGAGTAACGACATCAGACATTGCGTGCCTCCCTGATGCGGATGCACTCGTCACAGTCGGCGGTGAACTTGCACATCACCAATCCCCTGCCCTTGTGGAACGCTCTGCACGCATCCTCGTGAACCTCGTCAAGAAGGTCATTCGTGCGCAGTAAGCCACGTATCTCCATAAGTATCGTCCCTAACCAGTTAGTGCCCCTCCTCTTGTGGAAAGGAACATCGTCCTCGTAAATGACTCCCCACACTTCGTCACCCCAGAACGTTCCTTCCTGCAGGTAGGCATCACCCGTCGCAAGGAGTAGCCGACGCGCTTCAGGATTGACGCTGAACTTCGTGAACACGATGTCACGCATCACGTTGAACTTGATCTCTTCCCAGTCGGGACGCATCGGACATTTGCGACCGTACGCCTTGGCAGAACCAGGGTCATCAGCAAACGCGATAAGGTCTGCCCATATACTTGCGTCTTCCGCAAGCGGATCAACCTTTGCAAACGCGTAAGCATGTTCCGACGTAGGGAACCACGTTCCCTTGTACGTAAGGGGAAACCCTTCCGCGAAGTTAGACAAGAACCAGTAGTCATTGTCTCCCATGAATTCGTCGAACCAGTCAATCAGTAGTGCTGGATTCTTGTTCATTACTTTCCGTCCCTCCGATGATTGTGCATGTCGCACACTTCTGTCCTTCAATTACCCATCCGCCACATCCGCTACAGCGGATTGGATTACCCTGCATCCTTAGTGCCCCGCATCTCTGCCAGACAATCAAGGATTGCTTCACGCGCCGTGTCTTCTTCACCGAACAGGCGGAGGTCAAGTTCCCCTTCAATATCCAGTTCCATCCAGAGCGACTTCAGGTCTTCCTCCGTTTCCGCCGTGCGCATTTCCGCACGCAAGGTATTGGAATCTGCCTCAGCCAACTCCTGCGGAGTAGCGACCGTCGCGTTGCTGGCAGTCTCCTCAACGGGAACAGCATCACTATCAGGCTGTACAAGTGAATGACCAACAACATCATTACGGCTGCCGTTGTCGTACAGCGACAGGCCGAACTGAGTTCCAAGATTGATTGCCGCACGCTTCAACGCATCCGACTCAGCAGTCTTGACAGCCATGTCATGCGCCTCGCCGCGTGAACCTTGCGTTGATGAACCGACAGCAGCCTCCGTGTATTGGCAGCCAAGGTCATGTATCGACAAGCGAAGAACAACCTTATAACCAACACTCCACTTACCATTAACGTTCTCCTCGTACGCAAGTTCCGCCGACTCCACAGTGGCAGACCATCCGCCGAAACCGAAGATGCGAATGAGATGCGCACGCACATCCCACGCTTCCAGGTATGACAGTTCTATTCCTGCTTGCTTCCGCTTAGCAATCCGTGCAGCGGGGAGAGGCTTCAACAGTTGCTCATACTGCTCTTGCGTTATTCCATGCATCATGGCTTCACTACCCTTCGTGTGTTGTTGTACCAGTTGTCCACGGTGGATTGCTTCCACAGTGGCGTACGCCCGTACTGTTGGTCAGGCTCAGGGAAACCTCCCTTTGCCCTAACAGATGTCAGCGTGTTAGGCGCGTATCCGAACATCTGTTCGATCTGCGACATCGTGTAAAGCACTTCCACGTTACTCACCTTTTCGGTATTCACGAATGTGCTTCTGAATCTTTCGCACCGCGCCGTTGTCATACTCGTCTAGTTCCCAAGACGGCTCGTCATGGATAGAAAGTTTGCAAAGACGGTCGATAAATTCTTCCCAGTCAATTCTCTCGTCGTCGCTGAACCATCCGTCATAAACTTGTTCAGCCAGTTCCAACATTTCTTCGGACACATCACTTGCGTCCACTGGGTAAAGAAAGGTCTTTCCGTTCATTTCATCGGTTCTCATTTCCAGCCTCCTTCAATCGCTCCTGCTATTGACAACATTGCAACAAATCCCGTAACGGACAAGACGTTCACCACGAACCATCCGCGCTTAGTTAGCCGCATCACTACCTCCCCATCACTTCGTTGATTGCATTGACAACAGCCGACTCATCTTCCGTCAGAATCAGGTCGCGCTCTTCGTACTCAGGCGGGTCCATGTACGTAGCGGCGCGCAACAGATGCGGATACGTGACTAGGTATTCGCCACGGAAAGCATCGACGCGGAAGTCTTCAGCAACTTCTATCCAATACAGAAACCCGTCATGCGTGAACTTGTAAGTCCAGTCCCAGGAAAGTTCAGCCTCATCTAACGCCACCATCAGCGGCGCGAAATACTTCCACGCGCTGAGCGCCGTGCTGTGATCCTGGCTGTCAGGAAGAAAGCATGACGGGCAGATGCACGCATAAGCGATGCAACGGTCGTACTCGCCGCACGACGGACA